TTATAGTATTTAGTAGGAACTATAACAACAGGGATTTGAGATTCTTTATTCCATATTTCCATGAAAGCTTCAATTTCTGAACAATCTGCTAATTTAGAGTGAATTAAAAGAGCATCAACTCCAGCTTTTTCGTAAGCTCTAGATCTAGTAAGTGCATCTTCTAATCCAAGTCCAGTAATAAAAGATTCAACTCTAGCAACTATTACAAAATCTTCTCTTCCTATAGATTTAAGAAAATCTTTTCCGGCTTTAATTTTTCCAGAAAATTCACCGATATCTGCTAATTTTTGTTTTTCTCCGTCTATAAACGAATTAGTTTTTGGGAAGATTTTATCTTCAATAGCAACTCCACCAACATCATGTTTTACAAGTTCTTGAAGCAACATACGGAAATTATTAAAATTTCCATATCCAGTATCTCCATCTAATAAAATTGGAATTGAAGTAGCATTACTCATAAATTTCATGGTATTAACTACATCTGTCCAAGAAAGTTCATTGTTATCTCTTACTCCATGAGAAGCTGATATAGATAAACCACTTCCCCATATGCCAGAAAATCCAGCTTCTTCAACTATTTTTGCAGAGAGACCATTATGAGCTTCCATAATAAACTCTAATTTATCACTAAATAAAAGGTCTCTTAGCTTATTTGCTTTTGTCATTGGCTAATTTATTTTTTTCCTCTTCCATTTCTTTTAGATGAGTTTTTGTATATTCTACGATACCTTTATCGTTTTTCCTATCGTATTTATATGACTTAAGTTTATTTATGAATTGTGAACATATATTACCATGAGAAGTTTTTCCTCGATTCGGAGTTTCCCAATCTTCTCCGTATACCAATTCCATAAGTTTTTTAGAATTTGAAGGAATCGGAAATCTCTTACCTCTTAAAGATCCTGTAGTAAGAGAATCAATATGTTCTTTAGGAATTCTATAATAGACTGAACTTCCTTTTCCTGTTGGAGTACCCATTACATAGTCGTTTTCAACAGGATAATAAACATAGATATCACACCAAATTGGTTTACCGTGAACATTTACTTTCTTGCCTTCTTCATCTTTTAAGAAAACTCTGGTGATGTAAAATTTATCCAAATCTCCTTTTCCATCAACTTCCATTTTAGGATTCTTGTTGATCTTATCAAATAGATCAGATGTAACATATTTAGCATGTATACCTATATCGATATCATTATCTGCTTTAATAAAGTCTCCTTCTCTAATACATCCTAGAAGGGTTCCGTAATCTAACCACCATTTAGCTCCACCTAATTCACCGGAAAGCTCTTTAAGCAAATCTAATTTTGCATCGTGGAATTCATCATTCTTTTTTGAGCCCCATCTAAGGACATCTTTCATTTGTCCTTCGTTCACATGATCTAACCATTGATCGTAAGTTTTCAGATTTCTCATTATTGAATTAATTTGTTTCGTTCTTTCTATATATCAAAAATTAGAAGAACTTACCTTTGACGAGTATCTACTACAAACATCAAGTCATCTTTCCTATTTTTATTAGCTCGTAGATCTAGAGTATTAACATAAGGTCTTAAATCTTCCGGTAATTCCTTAAAAATAGATTCAAACCATTTTACTTGTTTAACGTCTTCTATAATCATTAGAGCTCCATCAGGATTCAATAGAGAAGCATATTGCCTAACAAAGGCTTTCATTGATTTAAGTGTATGAGGTCCATCATCTAGAATAAAATCGAAAGGTCCATTTTGTGCTACTCGATTAACAACCTCATCAGAATAAGCATCTCCTTCATAAAGAGTAACTCTATCTCTGGAATCCAAATTTAATCTCGGATCAGGTCTTAATAGGATATCTACTCCATGAATATCAGCATTAGGAAAAGAATCATGCCACATAGCTATAGATCCTCCTCTATAGACTCCAATTTCAAGAATTTTAATTTTATCATTCTTCTGATAACCAATTAATCTATCCAATTCTCCTATATAAGAATGAACTCCTCCTTTGTCGGTAAATTTATTTTCTACCAATTGCATATCAATAATTTTCTAATTTATATGGAAAAGTCCAACAAGGGGTTTCAATTAAAATCTACGGAAGAACCTTAAATCATTCGGGAATTACCTTAGAGACTAACCAGAAGAACAGTATTCTTTTAACTTGAACAACCAATATTGGTTATATGATAAAAGAGAAAAGTCAGTTTCAAATTAAATTTTTTTCCGAGTTCGAAAGAAATTCATAAAATAAAAAAGGAGACATTTCTGTCTCCTTTCCCATCAGTATATGATTGTGGCCTCAAATTTTCCCGAGGACCTAGGCTACGTAATAAATTATACGATATTTTCTTCCCACCAGTCACATCTCCAACCAATACCGGCCATTTCAACTTTTTCTCCACCACCGTAATCAAGACCAAATTCAGGTAGATCTCCTTTAGGTACACAATCGTGGAAAGTTCTTTGCCAGAAGATATCTCCTTTACGATTAAAGTTAGTAACTATAATAGTACCAACATAATCTTTCTTAAGACCTTGTTCACCAGTAAGAGGATTCCATACGATTCTCCACCAATCACGCAAAGTCTTGTAAACATACAATTCGTTTGCATCGTTTAAGTTAACCGAGAAATCTACGGTTAAGTCAACTACTGTTCCGGTAGGAGTACCAGATGCATAGGAACGAGTTGCCCATTTGTATTTTTGTTCAATAACTTCTGAACCTTTATCTTGAGTAAGACCACCAATCTTGTTTACGTGCTCAATAAGAAGCTCGCCTCCAGAAACTGTAGGAGGAGGAAGGATGGTTACCTCAAAGAGGTTTTGGTACATTGGTTCATAGTACTTAGTAGCGGCTTTGCTATTAAGAAAATGTGATAAACCTGCCATTTGTTTTATTTATTTTTTGTGATTAAACTATATTTTATTTATCTAACATCATATGAAGGAGATTCGAAAATCTCCTTCACTGATTAATTTATTAGATAAAGTTTCCTGTTGCGATAGCTCCAGTTTTAAGAATTGTAGTTCTATGAACTAAGATACCCATTCCTCTAACCGGTTCGATATAAGTATCAAGGATACCGATGTTAGAATCAATAATTTCTGGAGTGTTATTAGTTGTGTCCATGATATTTTGGAAATCATAAACTCCACCATCAGAAAGAATTTGAGTTAAGAAGTTATCAGCCAATGTCTTAATTTCTAAGCGATTTTGAGCAGTATTGAACTCCCAACGGTAATTTTTAAGAATTGCTTCGATACCGTCTTGGATGTAAATTAATAACTCACGAACGTGGATTTGTGAAAGCGCTGACTTAACTGTTTGTTGTGCAGTTTGGTTAGCGTTAATCACTAGTCCAAATCCTCTCTTATTTAGAATAGCATTGTAACCAAATGGTTCGATTGCATCTAGATCTGTTCTATCGAATGCGTATTCTACACCCACTACTCCTTGACCGGTAACTACACCTCTACGAGGTCCAGCAACGATTGAATAAGGAAGTGCTAAATTATATTTGTCAATGTATAAGTTAGATACATGTGCAGCAGGTGGAACTGAAGTATTTCTTCCTCCTTCTCTAATAGTCAAGTTAGGACCATAGAAAGCAGAGTAATTAGCACCGTCAGCAATTCCTGGAAGAGTGAATATATTTGAAGGGTTCAATTGTAAATTACCTCCAGAAGCAATATAAGTTGCATCGAAAGATCTAGTAGGATCAAATTTGAATAAAGGATTTGTACTATCTCTAAATTGTTTTACCGAAGGCATGTTACAAATTGCAAGTGAAGACATTTGAGCTTTAGCTAAACGAGCTAAACGAATCTTAGATGCAGGTTCAATTCCTCCTTCGAAAGTATCTACAATATAACGGAAGGTAATTACCTCGCGATCTTCAAGTGCAGTAGCGATATTTGTATCGTACATAACATCTAGAATTTCGTTTTGACGAGTTAAAGTACCATCAGGCATTTGAGCAGCTCTTAATGAATATCCACTAAGTTTATGAATATGATAATGAGAAGCAAAGTTTTCTATTGATTTGTATCTTTCAACTTCATATTTTCCACTTAGAGCATTTAATTTCAAGAAGATAGGTTCGTTAGTAACAACTTTAATCATCTTGTAATTAGGAGATTGAACATCTTTAATCTCTTGTACAGAAATTACTCGAGTTAATCTTGATTTCCCTGGAGGATTAGGATTAACTTCTATAGGAGTTCCAGTACCACCAAAATTCATCACTAAATAATCTCCAGCAACGATTTTTCCAATTTGGTCATTGTTTGTGTTATCAATCCAAACTGTAGTAACTGGATTAGTATAAGAACCATAAACTTCGATTGCCTCATTGATAGAACCAGCAAACGAATTTACTTGATAAACTGCTTGAGGAGCTATAGTTGCCGGAATTGTAAATGCTTCATCAGTGTAAGCATTTACTGTAACATAATTAATATGAGAAGCAAATACAGGTAATTGAGTACCAAAAGTATTAACTGAACTTAATATAGTTCCAATTGGAGATGTAGCAAAATTGGTTTCAGTTGATCTTGTAAATTCTGCATAAGCAAATGCAGTAGCACCAATTTTAATTCTATCTTCATCTGTAATAATTCCAGATAAGTTATCTTGGTACATTTGTGAATTTGCGAAAGCATAAACATTTCCAGTAGCACCAACTGTATGAACCAAGGAAGGAATAATTGGAAGAGCAGCAGTACCACCACTAACTAAAGTAGAAGGTCCAGTTTCTATAATATAGAAAGATCCTGATGAAGTTCCTGTAGGACCAGTAATTCCAGCATCAGCACTTAAAGCAATTTTAAGTGTTAGAATGTCATTATCTGGATCGTATGCCTTTGAATTAACTTTTACATAATTAGCGTATGGAGTAGCAGATCCAATAGTGTCAGCTTTAACGAAAGTTTTATTAATATCCACTGTATTTCTAAAATCGTTAAA